CCATTTGAAATAACAGACAGTGCAAAGGCACAGATAGAGAGGCTACTCGAGAAGAACACAGGCAAGTACGCCGTGAGCCTGGCGGTGCTGGGTGGCGGTTGTGCGGGTTTCAAGTACGACTGGGGATTCGCTGACACCAAGGAAAATGTCGCTGAAGGGGATCACATGGAAGACTGGGGTACGGGCAGGTTCGTGGTGGACGAAACCTCGTTGTTGTATGTCATGGGCACCAAGATCGACTGGGTGGAGGAGACCTTTGGATCACAGTTCGAGATATCCAATCCCAACAGCTCAAGTTCTTGTGGTTGCGGAGAATCATTTGGCATCTAATGGATACCGCTTTCATAATAGGCAACGGTGAATCAAGAAATATTTTTCCAATAGACAACCTAAAAGGACACGGTGTGATATATGGATGTAATGCCATATACCGAGATCATCCCATGCTGTGTAATCACATTGTCGCAGTCAATCCGCCAATGTATGAAGAACTTTCACAATGGCACAATGACGGCAAGGAGTCACCAAGCATACACGGTCCAGATGACATCAGCACGTGGAACTACATCTGCGAGGGAGATCACGAACATGATATACCCGAGGGACTCAAGATTTACAGAGTGTGGCGTGGTGGTGATGTCAAGAAGGGTGGTAAGATCAAGACCAATGACTTCTCCAAGGCACGTGGTTCAGGTTGCAGTGCGGTGCTGATGGCCGCGGAGTCAGGCATCAAGAACATAGTAGTAATGGCGTTCGACATAATGGGTGCCCAGCAGTGGGAAATGGACACACCCAGCAGGATGCAGAACAACATCTACAAGAACAGTATCAACTATCCAGACAGGGCCAGCATGAAGGCCTATCTAAAATATGAATGGATGTATCAACTCAGACAGACTTTCCGTAAGTTTCCCAAAACAAACTTCCATTTCATTAACCGTAAGGAATACCTGGAAGGCAATCCGTTCCTGCGTTGGTACTTCGATCAACCAAATATAAAGTGTGGTATCTATGCTGACCTGCAGAGATGGATCACGGGATCTCGTGACGACATCCGATGGAAACAGTTATAGGGTCTTGGTACTGCTGGCGTCCAACTGATAAACTTTACGCATCTTTACACCCACTGATTGGGCGAACTTCTTGGAATCACATTTGTTGCACACATGTTTGTAGTCGTTTGACGCACGGTCAGGATCTACCTTGCTCTTGGGCCTCATGAATGTCTCTGAACAGGCATCGCATTTGAACACATAGATCAGATTCTTCCTGTGGTAGTTGTGCATGGTACCCAGTTTGCTCTCCCTCTTGTACAACTTCATCGTCTTTAGGGTTTCTATGAACATATTACTATTTAATAAATACGAATAACACATTATGGCAAGATTAACGATAGACACAGGAACAGCAGGAAATCCGGCGACGGGCGATACTTTACGTACCGCCATGACCAAGGTCAACAGCAATTTCGCTGAGTTGGCGGGTGACTTACAGATGTCAGGCAACACCCTGTTGAGTGCTGACACAAACGGAAACATCATATTGGATCCAAACGGCACAGGACAGGTGCAGATAGAAGCAGACAGGCTTGTGATCAAGACCACGAAAACGGCGACTGCCGTGGGAAACACGGGTGACGTGGCAGGTTCAATCAGTTGGGACGCAACAAATTTATATGTATGCACTGCGAACTATGATGGTTCAACAGTGATATGGAAAAAGATCACACTAGCGAGTATCTAACATGACCCAGGAAGTAATCAACATCGGTGCAATAGCAGATGATGGCACGGGTGATACCATCAGAAGAGCCGGCCTCAAGATCAACAACAACTTCACGGAGTTGTACGCCACAAGTTCGGCAGAATCACAGATTCACTTCATAGGCAACAACATCAGTTCAACTCTATCTAATTCAGACATAGCACTCAATGGTAACGGTACAGGCACTGTCAAGATATCAGATCTCACCATAGACGGTTCGATCAGGATGTCAGACAACCAGATAAGGACCAACACTTCCAACGCAGACCTAGTGCTGACCGCATCAGGGACAGGCACGATACAGACCACTGTGGCGGACATCAACGGAGGCTACATAGACGGCACCGTGATAGGTGCCAGCACGCCGGCGGCGGCCACATTCTCAACGATCAGTTACAACAACTCCGCACTGGTCATAGACGGAGTCACTGTGAATGACAACACGATATCGGCCAACGCATCCAACTCCGATCTTGAGTTGAGTGCAAGTGGGACAGGATACGTCAACATCAATGGCATATCATTTCCCAATTCAGGCGGAACAGCGGGCCAGGTTTTACAGACCGACGGCAATGGACAACTCTCTTTCTTCACATCACCTATCCTGTTTGACTCGACTTTGATAGATGACGGCACGGCGACCCTGTCGGGCAATTCGACCACACAGAACATAGATTCATTCAGCACATCAACGTACAGGAGTGCCAAATACCACATACAGATTTCAGACACCACAGCAGACAGGTACAAACTGGTGGAAGCAAATGTCACACACGACGGTTCAACCGCATACATCAGCATCACAGGTGGGGCATCAAACGGTGCAGGAGATGGATCGACCATATATGATTCCTTAGATATCTCAGCGGACGTTTCGGGCGGCAACGTAAGATTGCGAGGAACAGTAAATAACACTAACACACAGGTTGTAAAATTCGTGAGGAGACTAATAAAGGTATAAGGATGGCAAGAATAAGTTTAAATGTAGGATCAAACGCCAACGATGGCACAGGTGACACTTTACGTAGCGCCATGCAGAATGTGAACACCATGTTCACCGAACTGTATGAATCTCCGTTGTTCTCTGGCAACATAACCGTGAGTGGCAACAACATTTCAGCCAACCGTAGCAATGATGACCTGGTGCTGGCGCCTAGTGGAACAGGATCAGTTACCGCACCCAAGGTCATTATAGACGAAAACATCTCCATAGAAGACAACCAGATCACGACAACACAATCCAACTCGGACCTAGTGCTATCAGCATCAGGCACGGGCAGTGTAGTAATTGCTAACGCAGATATTAATGGTGGAGCCATTGACGGAACAGTGATCGGAGCCAGTACGGAGGCGGCGGGAACATTCACAACATTGACCGTTAACAGTTCTTTCGTTGCTGATGGAGTGACCATAACAGACAACACTATATCGACCAATGCGTCAAATGCCAATTTAGAACTGTCAGGGAACGGCACAGGAACAGTTTCAGTGAGTGGACTCAAATTTCCAATAGCAGACGGATCAACAAATCAATTTCTAAAAACTGACGGAAGTGGACAACTAGGTTTCGCAACTGCTAGTGCAACTCTGAATCACTCAGATATTAACGACAACACTACTACAGTGGCATCATCGGCAACAACCGAGATAGACTCCTTCAGTTCAACCACTTACAGAAGTGCCAAATACTTCATATCAATATCTGATGCAACCAATTCTAGATTTGAAATGGTAGAGGCAAATCTGATTCATGGACCAAGTGCGGACAGTACTACGGAAGCCTACATAACAGTGTTTGGTAACACGGGCTCATACGCAGATCCATTATGCACATTCACAGCAGACATCGATGACGGCAATGTGAGACTATTAGCAACCAACATCTCCAGCGACAGCACAGTGTTCAAATTCCAGAGAACACTTATAGACCTATAATAATTACATTAGGTTTATAGAATTTACAATAAATACCCATAACAAAAGGATTATTATAACATGGCTAGACAGAACATCAACATTGGATCAAGTGCAAACGACGGCACAGGTGATCCGTTAAGAACAGCATTTGACAAGATAAACGACAACTTCGTGGAACTTTACGGTAGTGACAACGACATCAACACACTGGACGCGAACCTGGACGTAAACAACTTCGCGATTACAACGGGTGTGACGAATGGTAATGTGACCATAACACCAAACGGCACAGGAAACATCAACCTAGGGTCAATCACGGTAAATGGCAGTCAGATCAGTTCAAATGATTCCACACAGATCACACTAGCAGATAATATTCAGACAACAGGAACTATGAATGTCACAGGTGCGGCCACTCTGGCAACGAGCTTGACACTGGCGACAGGTGCAACCGTCACAGGTATCTTGGACGAGGACAACCTGGGCACAGACAGTGCAACACAATTGGCCACACAACAGTCAATCAAGGCATACGTTGACGCACAGGTGACGGCACAGGATCTAGACTTTGCCTGTGATGATTCAACAACTTTATCAATAGATTTAGATTCAGAGAGTTTACAGTTCTCTGGAGGTACGGGTATCACCACAGCAGGTACAAGCAACACTGTGACCATCGCAATCGACGGAACAGTTACCACACTGACTGGTTCACAGACATTGACGAACAAGGTTCTAACCGCGCCAACCATAAACGCGGCCACAATGACAGGCACTGTGACCGTTGACAGCATTTCAATGGCTGACAACACCATCACAACCAACGCCTCGAACGCCGACCTAGAACTAGATGCTTCGGGCACAGGAAGTGTGAGATTGATTGCTCCCACAACGGCAGTTTCTACGTTGACCACAGCGGACATCACCACGACAGGTACACACACCATCACGGGTCAACTGGATGCAGAGGGTGTAAGAATCAAAGACAACACAATTTCAACAAATGCATCAAACGCCAATCTTGAATTGAGTGCAAACGGCACAGGTATCATAGATATTAAAGATGCAATGACCACTGTTGGACAAACAATAACAGGAGACGTTGTAATAGACGGCCAGTTTGATATTGATAATATTTCCATTAATGGTAACGGTATAATTGCAACAAACAGCAATGGTGGAATATTGATCAATCCCAACGGTACAGGAATGATCACACTGGGAGGAAACACTGTCACAGTACCTTCGATCTTAAGTGCCCACACAGTGTTCGTAGACAGAGAACTATTAATGGGTCCAATCTCAAAAATTAAACCACAGACCACAAACGATGACGTAGTGATCGAATCAAACGGAACAGGATCTGTTGTGCTTGATCAAGTTTCTATCACTGACAACAAGATTACCACACACGTTTCAAACGCTGACTTGCAGTTAGACACAGACGGAACAGGTTACTTGGACATCAGGACCGACACACAGACAACTGTGGGATCGGCAGGGGGTGGCGATGCACTGCCGGGTACACCAACAGGTTACATCAAGATCAAGATTGGTGGAACACTGAGGGTGATTCCATTCTACGATCAAGCGTAGTAATATAAAAACATAGTCTTTTAAAAGAGTAAATGAGGAAACACAGCAACGGCCGTAACAGGCACAAGTCTCCGCATTCCGAGATCAAACGCTTGGAGGAGGCCATACGACGTGAACAGGACAAGATCACACGGGAAGGCCTCCAACAGCAACTAGAACACTGGATTCGCACACAGAATAATAGCCGGTAATTGGCAATAAATACCTTTGTAAGGAGTATTTTAATGGCAACACCAGTGTGGACAACCACGGCAGGTAAAATTGCAACTATAGACGAACAAGTAGCGTATTCTCTCCAATTGGAAGCGAATACAAGCGATTTAACGGCCATAACTTACTCCGTGATAGCAGGGAGCCTACCCGCAGGAATGCAGGTCACAACCGACGGGCTCTTGACAGGTACTCCGGCTGAGGTTGCCAAAAGAACTCTTTACACCTTCGTCGTGCGAGCCACGGCCGGTACCGCTATCACAGACAGGACTTTCAGTCTAGACGTGCAGGGTGCGGACACTCCAACATTCACTACAGCCGCGGGACAACTACAACTAGACGATAGTACCAGTGTTGGACTTTACTGGGTGATAGATGGTTCCAGCGTTTCATTCCAAATGCATGCAACCGACACAGATACTAGAGCAGGACAATCTTTAGTATATGAGATATCACAAGGTGAACTAACGCCGGGCGTGACCATGAGCAAATCAGGGTTGATATCTGGCATAGTTGAACTTACAGATGATCAAAAATTTGGAGAGCGTGGAGGATATGACGGAAGCGGCAACGATGACGGGTTCGATGGCACATTTGACAGGACTGTAACATCAAAAAGTATAAGCAAAAATTTTGACTTCATTGTTCGTGTGTCAGATGGGACTAGTTTCGTTGAACAAAACAATTCAATATTTGTTTATTCGGCAGACTTCTGGAGAGTTTCTAATACAGCAATCACTATCGATAAAACAGAGATTGATAGTTCACCTCTGACCATGGACTTGAGTGCCAACAGGAGACCGGTGTTCAGGACAGGATCAGATCTTGGTACTTTCAGACACGACAATGCATTGGTTGTCAAAACAGATGTCGAAGACTTTGACCCGTTACAGGGCGACCTAGAATACTCGATACAGTCCGGATCATTACCAGCAGGTGTTTCGATTGACACCAACTCGGGAGAACTGTATGGCACACTGGCCAGACAGTCAGCGGTAGAAACGACTTACACATTTACTGTAAGAGCAAACAGAGTTGTTACTACAGGAGTCAACGTATTCACAGATCAGACTTTTA